ATCTGCTGTGCTTCAAGATCCTTCTTGCTTTTGATCAAGCCCTCTACAGCCGTAGTACCATTTAAGCCAAAACCAGAAGGAATAGAGTCATCTGTCTGGGTAAGTTCAGTAACTGTTTGTTGAATAATGAGATCAATCTGAGCATCTTCTTTTTCAATTTGTGAAGCAACCAGACTAGCTTGCAAAGCATTGATATCTTTTTGGCTCTTAATTATACCTTCAATAGCAGTGGTTCCATTGAAACCTAAACCTTCAGGTACGGTATCATCTGTTTGAGCCAATTCGGTTACAGTTTTTTGTCTAACCAGAGCGATCTCAGCAATGATCTTTTCTTCCTGTTGATGGTTCAATAGGAAAGCCACAGATTGCTGTAACACAGATGTTAAAGCACCTAAATAAACTGTAGTGTATTCCTGTCCTGTAATTCGCCCAGCATTGTATTCCTCTGTAAGATGCAGTTTGGCAGTTGCCATAAGCACATCAAAAACACCCGTTCCTTCAAGGCTTTTAGTTGTCAGACGAGTGACATCAGGTTCTGCTAAAGTAGAACCAGAACTGTTTAGGGCTACTGTATCAATGGTCGTTACCATAAGTGTATCCTATGCATCTATACTATGATTAAGAATTTGGCGATCTGCCAATTCTTTAAGTTCTGTTTTCGTAAGTGGATCTAGCATCTCAACAGCGAATTCCGGGACCAGACTGCTTTTTGTTATTTTAAGGCCATTTGATGTTTTGACTTCGAAATGCTTCTGGTATTTTCGCTGTTTGATGTGCTCATAAATAATGTTAGGCACATGATAACCCGCATCCACATTGAAAGGCACAAATTTTTTAACTGAACCAAGAACAGAATTACCAATATCAAATAACTCGCCTTGCCAGGATTTCTTATCTGGATTCATACAAGTTATCCGAACTCGAACCAGTTTAAGGGCTTCGTTCCTAAGTTTAGTACGTTGCAGGGCTATAAGCTCCTGTACAGAATATTTTTTTACTGAGGAGGAGTTTTCTGCATCCTGTTTTGCTTTTGGTTCATCCTCAAGATCTGGTTTTAATTTAGCATCAACTTTCTTTGTTAAAGATTCTACCCCAATGGAGGGATGGTATTGAATTCCCATCACATCCGCTCTTTGTTTCAAAAGAGTTAGTTCATCGGTTACTTCTACTGCATCCATGTCATCCAAATCTGCCATCATCTTTCCTTTAGTATTTTAATTGAAGAAAAGCCTCTCCCCAATTACGAGGAGAGGCATTGAATATATTAAACTAATTTATCCTACCATCTGGCTACAGACCAAAGGACTGCAATCCTTTCTGGTCTAAGAGCCATAAAGCCGTAATACCATTTAATGGACATAAACCCAGTCTCACCGTAAGGATCAGACGTAGTGGCCTGTTGTTCACCAGGTTTTTTATGGTAAATCTTAAATTTTACAGATTTGCCACTAGTCTGGAAGCCAATAGTGGTGAAAGACTCAGAACCTACAACCAGCATTGGATAAGCATTATACTTACCGCCGGTAACACGGTATCCAGCATTAACATCTTCAGCAATTCCAACAGTGCTACTACCATCATGGTGCATCATCTCAGGAACAACACAGACCCGGAAAGAACCAATCGTGCCGATCTCGCCATTGAGGATTGTACCGGCAGAAGCATACTGCTGAACCGGAATAAATGCCTGGTGAGCGTGGAAATCAGTCATTCTTTCAATGGTAGGCTGCAGTTCAGATCCGATATACATAACCCGGGCAGAAGGAATGGTTTTAGTATCTACCATCCGGGAACCCGTAATTACTTTGGTGTGCTTCGGGCATCTGTTATTGTCCAGAGAAATAGAAAGCTTGGATAAATCATCATAATCTACTTCTGTCAGAGTAGCAGCAACACCAGACATACCAGCCAGAGAAGTAGCAGCACCAGCATATCGAACAACACCAGCTGCATTCAGCAAATCGATCTGAAGTTTGTCTTCAGTAAGCTCATTGGCACCGAAAAGCATTTCACGGTTGATGTGCATCTCAAGGTCAGCATCAGAATCAAAGTCCAGAGATTCTTGAGTGTATTCATCAAAGAAACCATATTTGGTAATATTGGCTTCAAGCTCAATACGTTTGAAACCTACCCGGTTGACACGACCACCAGTTTCAGTAAGGGTCGGCAGCTTACCAGAAATCGTACCAATATCTTTACTGGAACCATAAAGATTACCAGAATGGGGAACTGCAGAAGCTTCAAGGTCAGTACCAAGACCATTAACACCAGTAAGGGTTACACCTGCTTTATTGGCAAATCTGTATCCCAAAACGTATGCATCGCCAGCAGCTCCAGTGATCGCAAGCTCGGCAGCTGTAACATCATTAGCTACTAGTCCTAGACCACCACCTGCAGTATCGCCCACTATCCATAGACGAACAGATTCAGCAGCAGCAGCTACGGCAGCAGCATCATTAGCCCCAATACCGGTAAAATATACTTTGTTTGAGACAGAGGTTCCAAAGTAGGGCGGAATATTAGGAATACTTCCATCGTCCATGGTCACAACAACAGCGGCTTCTTTATAAGCATTATCCGCAGTAACACTATTGGCATCAATACCCTGATCATTAATATTGGCATCATCCAGCAAGGGCAAATAGTGAAACCGTTTAATGGTCTTACCCATATTTTTTGGCATACTGACAGTATCAGCAAGCTGAGAGAAAAACTGCTCTTTCTTCATCTCGATAAGAGCTTTTTTCTGGTAATAGTAAGTAGTTAGCTGAGAACCAATCTCAGAAGCAGTTCCGCCAATGGGGTCGTTGTACATCATTTCATCAGACATAATATTTTAATCCTATCTTTTAAGTTTAAGTTTGGAATTGTTTGACATCAAATTTATCAAACTCCTCATCTGATAGAGCCAAAGGATTATAGTTTTGACGAGCCGGTGTCTGAGTAGTCTTTACGGGTCCGGCTGCTTTCTTATTTTTAATACGATCAGCTTCTTTCAAATTAGAAGTTTGTCTTACCAACATCTTATCTGCTGCTGGCAACTCGGATTTAACTGGAGCAGAAAGGAGTTTACCATCAGCACCTAACGTAAGGTCACCTCTAGCATGTAAAATATCTCCTAACTGTTTATAGGCATCAAAATCAGAAATGCCTTTCAAGTTCCCCAGGCTACGCTCGTAATTAGCAGCACCCATGACTTTATCGTATATCCCGCTTGCAATATGCCCATTGATTAACGAAATAATATGGGGCGCAGTGGCAACAGCAGTACGACTCACTTCATCCCAATCCTTGGTAACGACATTAAGAGTTCTGGTGTAACTCGGAGTGTCTTGAATATCTTCAAGAATCGAATCAAGGTCCAGCTCTGTATCGCTCACATTTCTATGGGTGGGTTTGTATTTACTCTCTGCAGTGACGTTTATATCTAAAGGATCAATCTTGCTATCCTTGATAAGCTTAGTAATGGCTTCTGGGTTTCGATTATGGATATCAATCAGAAAATTTAATTTCTCTGGATCAAGTAACCCATTATGTTCCAAAAGCTTTAGTGTCTTTAAAGAAGGCTTAAGTCCTGCCATCTTCTTATGGTAATTAGCCCCCATCTTCATTAATTTAAGGGCATCATCAGTATTCTTAATCTGCATCTCAGAGCCATTGGCTTTGAAAGGAGCAGTCAGTTTGTTGTACTCAGCCTGGTAATCCATTGTTGCAGGAGAGGTTGTTTCTGCAACAGGTTCTTCTGTTTTTTCAACAACTGGTTCTACATCAGGCTTAGCTGTTTCTATTTCTTCTTCAGTCTCTTCTGTTATAGAAGGCTCAATAATGGGATCCGCTATTGCTTCCTCTATAGCAGGCTCAGAAATAGTTTCACCTGGAATAGGAAGTTTAGCGAAGTCCTCATCAGATATGTCTAATTCATTATCTAGTTCAGTAGTAGGATCAGCCATTAGACTTCCTCCTCACCTTCTTGTAAAAGTGCTTCTCTTTCTGCTAAGTTGACTTCTAAGGCAGCTTTCGCATTCGTATTTGCAGCTCTCATAAATATTAAGTGTTGGTTAAAATAGGCAATTGCGAATAGCTGATGATCAAGAATAAGCTGCTGTTTTGGATCTTGCATAGCTGAACTAGCTTTTAAACTAACCAGACGAACAGCCTCATCTTTGATGTATTTTTCTAAGAATAGTATTTTAAAATCTGGATTCTTATCCAGTCTCTCTAGTCTATCTGATTCTTCAATAACTCGTTTACAGTGTGCGATCTCGATATCCAGTGCTGCTAAATCGTCGGTTTTACTCATGTTGCTCTCCAGGTTAAATATAGAAATATTTTTTGAATCCTCCCCTGAAATCAGGGGAGGTAATTATTTATAAAATTGTTAGCTAATCGCAGCGGCGTTGTTACCGATAACTATCCACTTAGATCCACATGCTACAAGTACAAGGGTGTCACCAACATTATCAAACGTACAAGTTGTACCAGCACTGGCACCTGCTACATTATTGACATTGGTTAAAGCCATGGTCACATTTCCATTATCAACAGTCATCTTGATAGTTTTTAGTTGACCAGCCATGGTAGCGTCAGGTGCTGCAAGTGTAACTGCACCACCGGATGCAACAAGTTCCAGGTTAGTATTTTTTAAAAGTACAGATACAGCACCAGGGGCAACTAAAGTTTCAGTTTGTGCAGATAGATCAGCGAAATTCAATTCAGTATTAGTAGCTGTTACCAGAGATTGATCATTATTATTGGAACCAAGTAAAAAGTAAGACCAGCTGTTAGCACCTGGATCAGGAATCGCAATAGTCTCAGAATTAGCCATAGCAAGAGCAGTCAAAAGAACTACTGTATTGCCATCTTGATCTGCACAATCAAGGGACAATTTGCCTTTAAGTGCAGTTGAAGCATAGATATCTAAACTACCCTCAACACCACTAGACCCCAAATCCAGATTGGATGTCTCTACCCACTCTGCCCCATTCCATCCATAAAATTTCCCGTTTTTAACTATAATGTCTGTTCTGTGTCCGTGTGCGATGTCTGTCATCTGTACCACCTCTTACTTTAAATTAATTAGTATTTTTGCTACCTACTTTGGATTCTTGAACTTCTTTATCTCGTTGTGCTTTAGTATTAATTTTTTCAATATCCCGGGCTTGGTGAACTCCTGCCTCCTGCTCAAGGTAATCTAGGTCAGTACGATCTGCCTTACTGCCCAAATCTCTTGTTTTGGCTTGTTCAGTTGAGACTTTCGCAGTATTGAGATTTCCCTGTGTTCCCTCTTTGTAAGACCGCACATTATTCATTTCTGCTTCTGCTGTGTGTTTGGCACAAAGGGCATTTTCTTTGGCTATCTGAGCTTTCAACAATTCAATTTTCAGCTCTTGTTCTGCGACCATCAAAGGATCTGGAGTAGGGGTAAAATCTTCTATCTTCTTAGCCATGCTCGGCATTTTTCGTAAACGGGCGATATCAGACAGAATCAT